ACGTCTGTCATGGTCCCAGTGCCGTCGCCCATAGCGTCAATCACTGTGGTGGCAACTTTGCCGCTGGCCTGTTCGAAATCGGCCAGCGTGTTCCAATCGAACCGCAGGCGCCAGGTCTTCCCATCCACCTCGAAACTGGCCTCGCCCTCGCCACGCCGGGTCATGCGACGACCCGCGACAGGATCTTCATCATCAGCTCGCCGGTCATCACGCCCTTGACCGGCAGGGTCGGCAGCCACTGCTTGACATAGCCCTGATAGACAAAGGGCTCCGTCGCCCCGCGCGGCAGAATCTCCAGCAACACCGTTTCATGGCTGGCGGCCACCGCAGCCAACAGAACGTCTTCGGCGTCCTCGGGCACATAGTGCTTGCTGATCGACCAGTCCGGGTTGGGATACAGGCCCGGAATCGTTTCCTCGGCAAAACCGGGGCTGTCGTGGCTCGTGGCATCCTCATCCGCCGGGCTCAGGTCAGGCGGGGTGAAATCCTGCGTGCCGGTCAGGGTCGTCCAGGTGGGGGTGGCCCCGCGCCCGAGGCGCACGCGCGCGCCGTGCCCAAGGCTTACGCCAGTGCTTGCCATATCAAAACTCCTTTGGTCAGGGGGTCACGCCGGGTCTGCGACCCAAGTGGTGACGGTGAAGGTCAGGGTCAGCGTGGCCACGCGGCGCGCGCCCTCGCCATCCAGTCGCATGTCTGTGGTCGCCAGCTCGCAATCCCGCGCCGCCGACCGCATGGCAGGCACCAAAGCTGTCTCGATGCGGTCGGCGTCGGCGTCCATCAGGTCTTCCAGATCATCGCCACCCGTGCGCTTGACGATCACTGCCAGCGTCAGGCTGTCTTGCGCCTGGTCCTGCGCCACGCGCTCGCGCACCTCGCGGGGCGTGGCCACGGCCCACCCCGGCAGGGCCTTCCCGTCGACCGACTGCGACCAGGCCCAGAATTCAGTGTAACCCAACAGCACCGGGGCCGCCTGCAGCGCGGTCCGCGCCTGCTGGCGCAGCAAAACGCGATCCGCGCCACTCATTCGGCAAGCTCCAACTCATAGACGCGAAACGCATCCCGCGCGGGCGAACCGGTGCCGATCTGGTTCAGCACGGTGAACACACGCCCGTCGTCCAACCGAATCCGATCGTCACGCCGGGGCGTAACCCCCAGATCGCGCGGCACCCGCCAGGTCGGGGCCTCGATCAGCACATCGCGCCCCTCGGCATCGGAAATGCCGATCGGCTCTTCGCGGAACACCGACTGCACCACCTGTGGCGCACCAAACTGCGGCAGCCATGTGACGGGCGCGCCGAACACCGTGTTCAGCACGCCCGCCATGCCGTCAAAAACGCCGGTCAAACGCCGTTCAGCCTGACGCGGCCGGTGGTCTCGCCCGCGCCGCTGCCGACGGCGACGACCGCCTTGCCGATAAGGGTGTTGTCGGTCGCGACCGTGGTGCAACGTTTGTTGGTATTGTCCCAGTAGATTGCCGCACCAACCGTCCAGGCCTGCGAGGCAACCTTCACCAGATCGAACGTGCCGTTGGTGACCAGCACAACCGTCGCGGCGTTGGCCGCGTCGGCCTGCGCCACGCCGAACAGGGTGCCCACCAGCGCGCCAGCGCCGGAACTGACGGCATAGGGGGCGGCCACCGTCACGGTGTCGCCATTGTCCACATAGGTCTTCATGTCTTGATCCCCTCGGGTTCATGAAAAATCCAATGGGGCGGCCCGGCTGGACCGCCCCGCGATGTCAGATCATCCGGTCGGCCCGGATCAGGCCCCGGCGTTCTTGTAAAGCGTGCGGAAATCCAGCGGAGCCACCCCGGCGTCGACCCGGACCTTCATCTCGACACCGTCGGCGGTCCACATCTGCTGCTGTTCCAGATAGGGGGCCTGCACCCCATCCAGATAGGCGACCTCGATCGTGTCATACATGCTCGGATTGGCAGCCAGATACCACGCGGTGGTGCTGGCATCATCCAGGCGCGCGTCGACGATCAGCTCGGCCATACCGCGCACCGGGTTTTCCGCCATCCCCTTGGTCGCCGTCGGATCGACCAGCGACGACAGCAACTGCATGCTGGTGGTTTCCAGCGCGGCAGGAACCAGCATATAGGCCGGGCGGATGTTCAGCGACGGCTTGCCGGCCGCCTCTTTCTGCACCCGCATGGCCGCGCGGGCGGCCCCCAGGGTCGCGACCGATGGTGCCGCCCCGGACGCGGCCAAGTTGCCATGCGTGGCATGAAACAGCGCGACGCCGTCCGCCATGTTCGGGTTTCCGGTCAGGATGGCGAACACCAGATCGCCGATCGTGCGCCGGGCAGCGCGACCCATCTTGCGCGGCAGGTCACCCAGGATCGAAAGATCGTCATTCAGGATGCCCTGCCGCGTGATCCGGATCATCCTGCCGTAGGTGGCAAGGGCGATGGTCTCACCCCGGTCGCCGACGGTGCCGAATTCATAATTGGCACCTTCCTGCACCTTCGTCAGCGACGAGAACAGACCCAGACCGACACGCGCACTGGACTTGAAATCGGTCAGCGTGCCCGCCCGGGTGAACAGCGGATAGGTTTCTTCGGCCTCCTCCCAACCGACCAGCGCCGCCTTGCCCTGCACGTTCTGCAGGATCTTGGCAAAGTCGCTGGTGCTGTGCGCCCCCGCCATCGTGAAGGCACGCCCCACCAGGTCCATGCGCGATTCAAGGCGGACGCGCTCGCCACCGATCTCGATCGACGCGCGCGCCAGCTCCGTCAACGACAGGCTGGAAAACTCATTGCGCTCGCCGCCCTTCAGGTGGGTCTTGGCCATCAGGGCCAGCGCGGCGCCGGTCACGAACTTGTCGCGGGCGTCCAGCATGATCGTCGCGGGCCGGTGGCCGTTGTGCTTGGGCTGGTTCATCTCGCTTTGCTCCTTGCGCTTGGTCAGAACTTCGGCCAGCGCCGCATCCAGCGTCAGGCCGCGGGTGATCATGTCCAGCGCCAGCTCGGCTCCGAAACCGCCCATGCTGACGATGTCGCCGATCCGCTGCGCCCGGGCCGTGTCGGCGGGGCTTGCAGCGGGAACCGGCTGCGAGGCGGACGCCTTGGCACCGATGTTTTCAGGTTCGACAGCGGGCACCCCCGTTGTCGTCTCGGGGGTTTTCACGCCCATGGTCGTCTCCTTCTGTTGAACGCGGGGCAGCCCCGCCATCATGGCCATCACGGCCTGTCGTCCGGGTGCAGCACCCAGAACCTCGGATGCCTCGCGCAGGCTCTGCGGCGCGTGGGCGTAAATCCTGTAATCGAACCGGGCGACCGGCTCGGCCTGTGCCGCCGGATCAACCTGCGTGGCAAAACCCATCGCCACCGCCATGTCGGGATCAAGGATGGTTTCATCCTTCATCACCTGCCGCGCCTCCTCGACGCTGATCCCGGCCCGCTTGGCATAGATCGCGGCATAGCCATTCGCGATCACGGCCAGATGGTCGGCCGTCTTGCGGTGCGCCGCCTCGGTGCCGCGCTCATCAAGCCAGTCCCGCGACGGATCGTGGATCAGCAGGAACGACCCCAACCGCATTGTGATCGTGTCGCCCGCCATCGCAACCAGACTGGCGGCCGAGGCGGCGACCGCGTCGATCACCACATGCACCTGGTCGGGATAATCGACCAGCATGGTATAGATCGCCTGCCCTTCGGTCGCGATGCCGCCGCCCGAGTTGATCCGCACCGTCAGCGGCCCGGACAGGCCCTGCAACTGGTCGCGCACCGACTTGGCCGAAAAACTCTCCTCATCCCAGTAACTGGCACCCACCGTGCCATAAAGCCGGATTTCGTTCATGTCCTCTGTTCCCTCTTGTCCAGACTGTCCTGCAGGTCAGCGGCCTTCGCGGCGGCATCCTCCTGGCTGTCAAAGGCCACGCCCTGCTCGGCGGCATAGCGGCGCTCGGCGATGATCTCCTCCATCACGCGCTCAGGGTCATACCCCAGCTCGCGGATTTTCTCGTAACGGCTGGCAAACCCGGCGCGAACCTCATCCGCCATCGACGGAATCTCTCGGGTCGGATCGACCAGCATCCGCTTCGGCGGCACCCATTCCAGCCGCACATCGGACTTCGCCTGCTGCGACATCAGCCGCCACGCTTCGACCATCCACGCCCCGATCGGCTGGCACATCAGCGGCACCATCATCAGCCACTGCCAGGACTTCACATTGCGGTCCATTTCCATCCGCCCCATCCGGGCCGAGGAAAAGTTGACCCCGGAAAAATCGTTGGTCAGCGCCTCATAGGTGACCCCGATATCGGCCGATACCGCCCGGAACACCCACCTGTTGAACTCGTCATACCCCGACACCGGCGGCGGGGTGGCGAAGCTGATCGTCTCGCCGGGCAGCAGGTTCTGGATGCGCCCCGGAATGATCCGGTCGGCCAGACCCGCCGGGTCCGCGGCATCAGCGCCAGGCTGCTCGGCCTCAGGGGCCTGCCGGAACGCGGCAAAACAGGCGGCGATCTTCTGTCGCATCAAATGCGCATCCTGACCGTCGGCAAAATCCTGCAGGCGCAGTGCCACCGGCGCGAACCAGCTCACGCCGCGCATCTGTCCCGGCCGGTCCTGCCGGTAGAGGTGCAGCACGCTGGACGCAGGCACGCGGCTGCTCTCCCAGGTCCGGCGCAAGCCATACATCGCCCCGGGATGCTCGTTGAACAGGTAATAGGCCACCCGTCGCCCGATCAGATCGAACTCGATACCGCCGCTCACCGTGTTGCCGTTCGTCAGCGTGCCGTCCCGCGTGTCGTCCAGATAGTCCGCCTCAAGGATCTGCAACTGGAACGGCAGTGGCAAGCCATCTGTCATGTCGCGCAGGCGCAACCGGATCAGAACCTCCCCCGCCTCGACGATCGACTGCGCCGCGATGCGCTGCAGCCCATACAGATTCTGGCGGCCGTCTGCATCGATCAGCACCGTGTCGCAGTGCCGCTCGATCGCGGCAAACAGGCTGGCGCGCTGTGCCTTCGTGCCGCCCACCACTTTCGGGATGATCCCGTCGCCGACGACGTTGTTGGCGACGACCATCTGCACGCGCGTGGCAAAGGCCGTGTTGCGCACCATGTCGCGCGCGATATAGGCCAGCCGTTCGCGCGCGCCGCGGGCCGCGGTGTCGGCATCGCTGCCCGTCGCCCGCCACGATGCCCCCCGCTTGCCCGGCGTTGCCGCCTGATAGTTCATCATGACGTCCAGCGCGGCGCGGCTGCGGACCCGGCGCAACGCGGCCTCGGGTGCGATCTGGCGCAGCGCCCGGTCCAGCAGGTTCATCCGGAATTCCATCCTGTCAGACGCCCCGGTCAAAGGTCGGGGTGAAATGCGTGGGCCGCACCGCCGCGGCCCCCGCCAGTTCAGCCTTGGCCCGCGCCAGCACCCGCTCCATCTCGGCCAGGCTGCGATATTTCACGCGCTCCGCGCCCTGCTGCACTTCCATCGCACCGGTGGCAATCGCAGCCTCAAGGGCGGCGATCTGTTGCAGGGTCACACTCATATCCAGTCCTCGCCACGATCCGGCACCCAGCCGGAAGTTTCAGAAACCTGCGCCACGGGCGCGGGCCTTGCAGCCCCCCCGACAGGCGGGGCGACCGATGCGGCTTCGGGCAGCAGCACCGGCACCGCTGCGGTGAACAGATCGCCCTGTGGCTCATCCGGGGCCGATCCGCGCTCGGCCTCCAGGCGGTCCCAGCCACTGTCGGCCAGATAGGTCCATTCCTTGTAGCGCGCCCCGGCCTCGGCCATCACCATGGTGTCCAGCGCCTCGTTGCGCCCGTCGGCCTCGGTGACCATCCAGCGGCTGGTCATCACCCCGGACGGACCGCGCTTCAACACGCGCACCTCCGACGCCAACTGGCGATAGTATTTGTCGCCCAACCCGGCGGCGAACCGGCAGAACCCGCGCTCGCCGGGGTCCTCCTTTGCCAGCCAGGTGTAGAAATCGCCCTTCATCTGGCTCACGCCGGTGATGAATCCCTGCCGCTTCTTGCGGCGCGCCATCCGGTCGGTGCGCTTGTCGAACTCCATCCGCTTCAGGGCGGGCGCATGTTCGCGGCGCGCGCCTTTGGTCACGATCACCCGGCTCCACGGGTGCCGCAGCGCCCAGTCCCAGACATCTTCGGTATAGGCCCCGCCATCGATCGCCAGCACGTCCAGCGCCACCCGCCGACCCGTCTCGGTGCGCCAGGCGCTTTTCAGTATCTGGTTCAGGGCCGACCGCGCCTCGTCGTCGCCGATGTGATGCGGGATCACGACATAGTCGATCACCCAGCGGCGATAGTTCCGCCCGAACGCGACGATCTGCACCTCCGTCCGGTCCCCCTGACAGTCCACCCCGGCCGCCAGAATGAACCCGGTGGCGGGCAACATCCCTTTCTGCAGCGGCGGGCCCACGACCTCGTCCGCATTCTCGACCCGGTCGCGCAGCGCCTCCCAGTCGGGCCCCTTGCTGGCCATCTCGAACGGCAGGCCCAGCACATCGTTCCAGAACGTCTGCTCGGTCTCTGCCGCCACCTGTGCGTGCAGCGCGTCTTCCGTGGTCTGGGTGACCGGCAACCCGGTCCAGCCCATGACTTGCGCATACTCGACCGCGATCGACGCCCAGTCGCGCTGCGGCGCATAGGCGCGCCACAGATGGAACCCCGGATGATCGCCGCGCGGGTTGTGCGCCACCCACCGGCCCGCCCGAACGATCGCTTCCTTGTCGGCATGCCCGATCACCGTCCCGCAAGCCTCGCAAGTGAAATGCGCGGCCTGCAGACGTTCCGGATCGATGCTCTTGCGAAAGTTCTCCCAGGTCAGTGGCGCAAAGGTGCCGCAGCCCGGACAGGGCACATGAAAAAACCGCTGGTCGCTGCGCTGGAACACCCGGCTGATCCGGCAGGTCCCCTTGATCAGCGGCGTCGATACCCGCAGGATCTTTGCATCCTCGAACCCCGAGGCGCGGCTGACGGCCATCGCCTCTGGGTCACCCTTCTCGTTCATCTCGTATTTCGACAGGTCATCCATGATGACCAGCCGCCGCGAGGTGCCCGTCAGATCGGACGGCGATCCGCTCGACGCCACCTTCAGCGATCCGTTGCGCGCCAGCGTCTCCTGGTTGAACTTCGCGTCCTTGTTGTCCCCTCTCCCCTCTCCAAAAATCCGGCGCAGGTCACGCGCCTGCCGCCGCATCGGCAACCACTTGTTGTCGACCCATTCCGTGGCCGCACTCTGCGTCGGATGCACCACCAGCGCATCCATCGCGCCATAGGCAAACCACGACCCCAGCGTCGGCTGGATGATCGACACCGTCTTGCCCCACTGGGCCGACCCGCGCACCGTCACCTCCCGCGCCGGATTCTCCGGCGACAGGGCTGCGTGAATCTCCCGCAGAAAGGCGAAGCGGTCGATCCGGAACGGCCCCGGCATCGGCGACCGCTCGTCGAACACGATGTTGGCCTCGCACCACGCGGTGATGTCCGGCGGCGGCAGCGGCACCAGCGCGGCGGCGATGGCGCGCGCCACCACCTGTGCCGCCGGTGACAGATAGCCCATCTCAGAAATTCGCGTCCTGTTCGGCGGCTGTCATAGGCCGGCCGTTCGCCTCCTGCGCCAAAAGCTGCGACCGCTGCCCCCGATGACCGCGCCATGCCTCGACCAGGATCAGCCGCACGGTCTTGAAATCGACACCCAGCCTGTCCGCCACGGCCCGCGCCCCGTCCCGCAACACCGTTTCGACCTCGGCAATCTCCTGCGCCATCTGCCGCGCCACCGCCTGCTCCACCTCGCTCGCCAGCACGAACGCTCCCTCGGCCTCCTGATTCTGCCGCCGCAACCGGCGGGCCTCCTCCTCGGCTTTCTGGATCCGCGCCAACTCATAGCGGTCCGGATCGGCTTGGGGCAGCAGCGCCCCGTCACGCAACACCGGCTTGCCCGGCGGCGCGTCCTCTTCATCGACGGCATCGAGGTTCAGGCCGTCATCCTCACGGGCACCCTTGCCACCCTGGCGGATTTCCTTCAACCGGCTGCGGGTCGCAGCCCCGTTGCCCATCATCTGCCCGGGCTCCAGCGTCTTGCCCAAAGCCGCCGCAACCTTTGCCAGATCAAACCGCCGCGCGCGCCCCTCTCCGTGATAGCACCCGGCCACCTTCTGCTCCTTGACCCATTGGCTGACCCGCCCCTTGGTCACTTGCAGCGCCCCAGCCAACTCGGTCGTGGTCAACAATCCCATCGTTTACCCCAATCCTATCCACGTTTAGTCGGCCTGGTTTAGGCTTCCCGTTTTGTTTACCCCCCCCCACCCCCCACGGCGCGAATTACCCGTGTGGCGCATTTCGGGGGGAAGGACCCGCCGCTATCTTGCCTTGGCCACCGCCTCGGCCAGACGTTTTTGAAGGTGATCGGGCAGCACCTTGGCCCACACATCGGCCACGCCGTCATAGAACCCGAGGCGCGACCGATACACCGGCACGTCCCCGGTCAGCTTCAGCACGCGAAAGGCAAGGCCGCCCGGTTTGTCGCGCCGGTAAACACCGGGAGCCAAACCCTTGCTCGCCACGAAGTATCCCGCCCGCGTCTTGTTCCGCTTCTTTGACCGCGCCGTCGTGTTCGCGGCCCCATCCCGCTGAGCACCAAGAGCCGACAGCACCTGGTTGCGCTCGCCGGATGACCAGTTGCCGAAGCCGTCCAGGCGCGCATGTTCGGCCGGGATCACCGTCCGCAGCACGCCACCGGTCGCAATCTTGGCCCCAAGCAGCTTTTCCAGCCCGGTCTGTGGCCGCGCCCCACCCTCTTCCTGCACCTTCAAATAATGCCGCGACCCGACCGAGGGACGCTCTTTCACCTGCGCCTCAAGGTTGGTCTTGGTCGACCGCCAGACCATCAGCGCGTTCTTGGTGAACCGCGTCGGGCGGTCAAAGACCACCTCCATCCGATCCTGAATGTGGCGCAAGGCGTCATAGGCCGTGTCGTTCAGCGCGCGGGATGCGGCGAAGGGAAGCTGCGCCACCTCAAGGTTTGTCAACTGACGACGCAGCGCCGCGTCGTCAATCCTGAAAGAGATCGGGTCCACCTTGCGTCTGTTACAGCGCGCCCGGAGCCGCCTGAATGTTCAGGCGCAGCACCGTTGTGCTGATCGCAATGCCCAGAAGGCACGGGTATTCGCCGGTGGCAAGATCGGCCACAGGGCAGATGCCGCCCGGCGTGTCGGACAGATAGTAGGCCGTGTTGGCAACCATCGTGGCCCCGATGGTGACGTCGCCTGCCTTGGCGACCGTCAACGGCTGACCGATGTCGGCTGCATGCAGCGCCACGCCCACCGGAACCCTCACCTCGGCCGTGGCCGCATTGCTGTCGGCCAGCAGAAAAAGCCCGGTCGACGCCGACCGATAGACAAGCCGCCCGGCCGTGACGGAAACTCCGGCCGTGCCGCGCTGCAGTGTCGCCGAGGAAGACGCCACCACGTTGGCGGCGGTGATCGAAAGGTCTGCCATATCCGGAAACTCCCCATCAAATGCAAAGCGCCCGGCAGGGTTTCCCCTCCGGACGCAACTGTTCTGCTGGCACCTTTTCTAGAGGTTGACATTCTCGCCGTCAATACCCTTTTGTGCATCCCCTCAACCCGTAGTGCGCCACGGGCTTAGAACCGGCATATCCTGCGTCACCCGCAGCGACCGCAGCCCGTAGGTCCGCATCTCGACCTGCAGATGCAGCAGCGCCCCATACCAGCCCAGATAGGCCCGCCGCGCCACGTCGATCTGCGCCCGGCTGGGGGTATAGGTCACCGGGCACACCAGCACATCGTGCTGCGTCTTGCGCCCGCGATACACCGTCTCGACCCGCCCGACCGATTCGGTCTTGGCAAACCAGCCATGCCGGGTTTGCTTCCAAGCGCGCGGCACGCAGCGCACCCGCGCCTCCGCCATCCAGTCCGGCTCGCCCAGCGTCGCGGCGCACCACGCCACCTGCACCGCCATCCCCCGCCCGCCAACCCCCACCGGCAGCGCCGAGACCATCGAGGCGATCACCTCGGCATCATCGTGGCGCAGCGACCGCCCGCCGCCATCCACCTTGCACCCCAGGGCACCGCGCTGCATCAGCCGCCAGATCGTGTCGACGCCGACCTGCCCCTCGTAATCGGTGTCGTCGAAGTTGAGCGCGACCCGCTCGACCGCGAACGCCCATTCCAGCGCCGCCCGCACCGACATCTCGCGCACCGCAGGCCGCCGCACCGCCGCCAGAACCGGGCGAACCGGCCGCACCATGGCACCGCCCGCCTGATCCAGCGCCCGCACCACGGCCGACCGCCGCATCGCCCCAAGTTCTTTTGTCATGCCACCCCACCCTCACCCGCCCGCGCCGCCGCCCGGCGCGCCTCGCCTTCGGCCAGCAGCGCCTCGCAATGCGACTCCGTGCGCTGGTAGGCCTCCAGCCAGGCCCGGTCACCGGCCGAGGCGCGGTCGGCGGCCACGGCCCGTTCAAGCCGGGCGCGCAGGCGGCGGTTGTCGTCGGCCTCGACGCGCAACTGCGACAGGGCGTATTCCGTGGGCGGCACGCCGTGCCGACGCAGCCACTCATACAACTCCACCAGATAGCCCGCCGACCGCGCCGCAGGCCCGGCCCGGCTGACCAGCCAGGTGGTCATGATGGTGGTCTCGCGGTCGGGCGGCGGCTGCAGCCGGACGGCGATGTTCCAGACCGACGCGAAGGCGGGCCACTGGTGGCGCAACGCCCCTTCGGCCAGCCGCAGCACAGAGTCGCGCAGCACGATCAGCAGCGGCTCATCCAGATAGGCCAGCTTGTCGCACAGCCGGTCGATCCCCGCCTCGTGCGCGGCCACCGTCACCCCCCGCGCCCGAACCAGCCCATCCGCCTGCAGCCCAGACACCAGAACGCGCCGCACGCGCACCCGCCCGCTTTCCGGGGCAAACTGCCCTTCCGCCTCCGGCTTCACCTGAACTCCAGCATCCTGCATCGCCGCCTGCCCCCTTTTTTTTCAAAGCAAATTCAGTCCGTTGCCGATATCCCGCGTTTGTCTGCTGTCGCATAAAGGTTTTTATCTCTTCTCTTTTCTTCTCTTCTTGTGCGGAACAGTTCCATTCTGTGCCGGAACAGTTCCATTCTGTGTTTCCACGGAATTTCACCGAACCGGCCCTATCCGGCCCCGCCAATCGACGCGCCAAACCATCGCTGACGCGAGGCGTGCAGGATCACCGACCGATAGGCAGATCTGCCGCGGTTGCCCTTGTGATTGGCCCGCAGCCAGTCATCCATCCGGTCAATCAGCACCGGGTCCTCGGTGACGTCCGCCGTCAGCCCTTCCGCCACCAGCGCCTTGCGCAGCCGATCAAGCCGAACGGCGACCGCCTTTTGTTCGCTCGACAGCACAGACAGCGCGCGGCGATCGAGCGCGTCCCGGATCACGTCGACCACCACCGGGTGCATCAGGCGCACCTCACCGTCACTGACACAGCAGACCCAGTTGCGCAGCGGCCCGAACTCCAGCCCGCGAAACTCCCGCACGCTGCGCACGTCGACCCGCAACATGAAGGCAAGCTCTTCATTATCGTCAGGCAACGACCCGACCGGGCTTTCGGTCTGGCACAGGTCGAACAGCGCCCGCGCCATGCCCTGCATGTCCCACGGCATCAGCTTGAACGTCTTCGACGACAGCCAGCGCCCGGTGTGCCACTTGACAAAGCTGTTCCCGTCGAGCCGCTCCTCCCGCGAAATCGGGTATTCGGGCAGCTCCTGATCCACCACCGACAGACGCGCAGGCTTCACCGCTGCACCCCCGCCTGATCGCGATCCCACCGCGCGGCATAGTCCTGCGCGGCCGCCACGCTCGCAAAGCCCACCGACACGAGCCGCGCCACACCGTCCGCAGGCGACGTGTAAAGCGCAATGCCGGTGGCCTTGTGCTGCACCACCAGCCAGTCGCTGCCCGCGCAGCGCCAGCTTTGCGCGCCGCTGGCGTGGCGATGCGGCCCTGTCCACGCCGACCCGCTCATCCCCCACCCCCCGCCGCCAGATGCGCCGCATGTTTCTGGCAAGCTTCGGAAACGGTCGAAGGATCGCGGTCGAACAGCCGCCCCACCCTGCACGTGCCAATCCCCGCCGCCACCGCCCGCGCCATCGCAGCACGGCGCGCCGCCGCAAAGGGCGGCGCATGGCTGCGCGACATCAGTTCGCGCGGCGCAATCGCATGACGCGCCGCCTCTTCCACCACCAGGCCCAGCACAGCAGGCGGCAGGCTTTGCAGCAACGCCTCGGGCGTCGGCCTGGGCGCAGCCGCAGCTTTGCGTTCAGGCGCTGTTGGGGACCCGGCCCGCAATTGCCGCTCCACAGCCGCCACGCGCGCTTTGACCCCCGGCACCCCGCGCAGCGCCGCCTCCAGCGCCGCGACCCGCACCGCCAGCGCCACCACCGTGCGGCACACCTGCCGCAACACCACCGCGTCATCGACCGGGAACGGTTTGACCGCAGCCTTCTGCGTCATGCCGCCACCCCCGCCAAATTCTTTTGAACCAGGACCGCCTCGAGATGATCGGCCAGCGCGCGCAACTGGGCGGGCGTGTCGGCGTCGACCCACTGGTTGGCGGTGATCCGCGGGGTGGCGTCACCGGAAAACTGCCACAACGCCACCAACTGCAGCCCCTCCGACACATCCAGCACGGCCACGCGCGACTGGCACAGCGCGAATTCGGTCATCCGCGCCACCTGGGCGGGCGAGGCCGGGCGCGAGGCATTGGGACCCGACCCGATCATTCCGCCGCGTCCCCCGCCGCGCTCAGACCCGACAGCAGGGCCATCCGTGCGATCACCGCATCGCGGCCAAAGGCGCGCAGCCGGGTGTTGCGGTCCCACCCGGTCATCGCATCGAACCGGTTGGTGATGTCGCGGCCCGACAATTTCATTTCCAGCGCGATCGCGGCCAAGGTCCAGCCGCCCAGGCCTATCAGCTCGGCCACCTCGCTGTCGCGATCCCAGGTCCAGACCCCGCCCCGCGGCAGCCCCAGCAGATGCCGCGTCAGCGCATCGTCCGGTGCTGCAGCAAACCACGGCGCGGGCTGGTCAAGCGCCGCAGCGGCCGCCCCCTCGACCACCAAGGCAGGCCTAGCCGAATCGCCCGGAGGCCGCAGCGGGTTGAAATCCCACTCCGGCAGGGCGGCCACCGCATCGTCGGCCACCTCCTGATCCGGCACCTCCTGATCCGGCACGACCGCAGGCGGGGCTTGCCGCGCAAGCCGGACCCCGTCGGCGATCCGCTCCGCCAGCACCTTGCGCAGCCGCCACGCGGTGCCGTCCAGCGGTCGCCCCAGCGCCGGGCCGATCACCCCGGCCAGCGCCATCGGGCTGCGCGTGCCGTCCAGGCGCAGCCGCACCGCCATGTCAACCGCCCGCGCGTCCTCCTCTGCAGTCCAGAGCCGCGGCAGGTTCGTTCCGGCCAGCGCCCGCGCCGACCCCGGCAGGATCGGGTCGGGCGGATTCGGCGCAGGGGCCGCAGCGGTGCCCGCCCCACCAAACCCGGCGTCGGGCTCGACCGTCACCGCCCCACCGCCGCCGCCACCCGCAAACGCCTCGATCAGCACCGGATCGGGGCCGTCCTGCGGATCGTCCCAGTCGAACCCGCCCTCGTCCACCTTCGGCGGCACGCCCCGCGAAGGCCGCCACGTCAGACACAGATCATCGCCGACCCGGGCCAGCTCGCAGGCAATCCCGTCCCGCGCCGCCTCCCGGCAGGCATCCTCGGCCAGCCGGGCGACCGTCCTGCGGCGGGCCAACGCCTGCTCCTCCACCTCGATCCGCTCGATCTCGATCACCAGAAATGCGTCCATCCCGCCACCCCCCGAAAATGCCGACCCCTACCGCCGCACCAGGTGCCAGACCTGCTGCGCCTTGGTCGCCGTGACTCCGTGCGCCACGGCCACCGCCGCCAGCGCCGCCCACCGCCCGCCCGACTGCTTCACGTCCGCCTCGAGCGGCGACAGCGGCGCTGCAGGCGCCCGCACCGGCGCTGCAACCAGCCGCGGCGCGGGCTTGCGGCGCAGCGCGCTCTTGCTGCGCGGCGGCAACCCCATCCGCCGCGCCATAACCGAGACCGCCGAGTAACTGCAGTTGAACTCCACGCCGATATCGGGCGAGGACCACCCGGCCAGCCACAGCTCGCGCAGCCGCTCCGGGTCGATCCTGTCGATCGTGGACGCGCGCGGCATCGCCATCAGACCCGCCGTTCCGCAAACAAAAAGGGCGGGCGGGGCCCCCGACAACCCCGCCCGCCAGTCCGGGCCGCGGCAGACACACCAGCGGCCCGAGGCGCGGGGTGGCAGGAAGGGCCCGCCCCGATCGATGTGCGGCCAAATTCTTTTGGCCGGATTTCCAAAGTGGGCGACCCCGCAAGACCCCTCATTTCGCCACCCGCCGCGCGTCCGCCGCCCGCGCCGCGAACTCCTCGGGCCACAGCCGCAGCGCCAGGTCGAGCGCGACCCCGGTCGGGCAGGAAAACCCGTCGAGCCAGTTGCGCGCGGTCTGTTCGGTGCAGCCGAACACCGCGACGATGCCCCGCACCGCCCCGCAGCGCCGCATCAGCAGCCCCGACCACCAGACCAGCAACCCCGCGCGATCCGGCTCGACCGGGGCCAGCCGCAGGGGCCGCAGCGGCACCGCCCGCCCCCGGCCCCCGGCAGGGGCGCGCGGCGCAAACACCTTTGGGTGGGACATTTGCCCCGGCGGCAGGCCAGACACGGCGCGCAAGGGGGAAAGGATTCGAGATGACATCACGCGGCATCCTCGGTTGGGGGGAGGGGTTCCGGGAAGAAATCGAGCCGCGTCAGGCTCATACCGTCCGCTTCGGCGGCGGCCAACACGGCGATCTTCTGGTCGTCAGGGATTGTCCCACGGTCCTTCCAGCCTCCGATTGTCGAGGAGGGCTTCTGCAGCCGTCGCGCCATCGGGCGGACGCCCCCGAAAGCTTCGACGATGCGATCAACGTAGGACATCAGGCACCTGTCTTGCTCTGCTCTGTCCGCATTTGTGCGCTAAATGCGGACATATTTCAAGCGCAATCTGCGGACATACTTCTAGGGCCGACTTCGCTAGCAAGCTGCCATGTCTGAAGCCAGCAACGTCCCTCAGCGCCTCAAAGATTTGCGAACGCGCGCCAAGCTCTCGGTTCGGGAAATGGCACGGCGTGTCGGAATGTCGTCTTCGGGCTATTCGCATTACGAAACACCGGCGCGGTTCAAGGAAGCCTTCCTTCCGATGTCAGTCGCGCTCGACTTTGCAAAGGCAATGGGGGGCACCGGCGTTGAGGCGTCCGAAGTTCTAGCCCTCGCCGGGGCCGCTCCGGGCACGGCGAACGCAATTCCCGCGCCGACGGGGTTTTCCGAAGCGGCCACTCCCTACGAGTTTCGCGAACATCCGACCAATCCCGAGGATCCGCAGCGGGGATTGCGGGCGATCTTCGGCAAGACGGCGACGACGCCAGCCAGCTTCGTGCTGCAGGCGAACTACCCGGCCTTCAGCCTGCTGCGGGGCGATGTCCTTATCTGCGATCTCGCACGCCTGCCGCTGCCCGGAGAGTTGGCGCTGGTGACAATCGTCAACGACCACAATGCCAGCAGCGCGACTTCGGTCCGGCGATTCTGGCCGCCTTTCCTTGGCAGTGGCGATCTGCCCGGTGACGACCAGTTGCGGATCGATCAAGCGGGTGTGACGGTGAGGTGTTCCGTGATCGGGTTGATTCGCGGGTTGGCAGACGCGGGGAAGTAGGCATGGGAACGACCAAAACGGTGAGAATCGAGAAACGCCAGCGCGGTGTGGTGGGTTGGGTGTTCCTGATCCTCTTCTGGGCCTTCAATGCCCTGATGGCCTTCGGGCTTTTCGCGGGTCTGGATAGTGCCACTAAAACCGCCGCTGGTTTAACCAGCGAAGCCGAACAGGCGGGGGCCGCGATTGGCACGGCCATTGGCGCAAGCATGATCGTGTCGATCTGGATGGCAGGCGCGGTCATCTTGGGCATCTTCGTGATGCTGACACGCGGCAAGAAGATCATCGTCGAAACGACCGAGGGTTGACCATGAACCGGAATCTTCTTGCCTTGGGTTTTTGCCTTGCCGTCCACCCCGCAGCCGCGCAGATGGAGTCGATGGAACTCGCCGTAGAGTTGGGCACGGTTCTGGGCAGCGAACGCATCTGCGACCTGAAATATGACCAGGGCGCGATCCAGACATGGATCGAAGCGAATGCGCCTGCCGACGATATGGGTTTTGCCTCGACGCTGTCGATGATGTCGCAGGGGATCGAGATGCAGAATGCGAACCTGTCTCCATCTAGGAAGACCGCACACTGCGCGGCGGTGACCAAGACCGCGCGGCACTTTGGTTTCATCAAGTAAAATAGAGGTTTTCGAATCAACTTGCCCGGCCTAACAGCCCGGCTGAATTTTGACGCTCGCTTTGTCCGCAAATTGCGCTTGCAAAGTGTCCGCATTTAGCGCACGATCAGCCCCATCGCAACCCGCCGATGGAGAGCCCCGATGCATACCCCCGCCGTCCCCCGCCCACCGACCGCGCGCCAGATCGATGACGCGCTGGCGGTGGTCCACTCGCCCGCCCTGGTGCACGACCAGCCCGCGATGCGCGCCACCGCCTGGCTGACGCTGAAACGGCTTCGCGGCCAGTCGGTCAACCTCGACCGGATCGGGGCCCTGCAGGACGGGTTGCGCCGCGCCCATCTGGCGGTGGTGCGCGAGGTGGCCTGCCGCCAGGTCGCCGCCCGGCTCGCCCCGGCGTTTCACGATGACGTCGACTGCGGCGGTGCGGCATGATCGCGCCCGACGTTCTGGTCTCGCCCGAGGCGGACCGCTGGATCACCCTGCTGGCCCTCCTCGCCACCGCCATCCTGTGGTGGTGGCTGCGCGCCACGGCGCGCAAACAGCAGGCCGAGGCAGAAGCCAAATACGCCGCCGACCGCGCCGCGCTGCGCGCCAAGCTGCACGCCACGCTGCGGGCGCGCGATGCCGCCCGCGCGGCGGAAACCGCCGCCCAGCACCAGACTGCCGTTGATCCGGCGGATCGGGGGGCCGCATGACGCCCCGCCACTCGATCTTTACCCGCTCGCCCGGCTTTGTCGCCCCAGCCCCCTCGCGCGGCGCTGCCCCCGAAGGCCCGCCCCCCGCGCCGCTCGACGCGCAGCGCGCCCTGATCGCCACCGCCTTTTCGGCGCTGATCGATCAGGTGCTGGACGCCCCGCACCCGGCGATCGGGGCCGATGCCCTGATCCGCAACCTGACCGCCTCCGGTCTGGCCCTGATGACCAGCGGCCCCGACCACCTGACGCTGGAGCTTTTCAACATCCGCGCCCCCGCCGACGGGCGTCACGCCACCAGTTGCGCCGGTCTGCTGCGCGCCTGGCAATCCGCCCTGCGCGACCGCCTGGCGGCCGGGGTGCGGGCATGAGCGCCTCGATGATGCAGGCCGTCGGGCCAGACCTGTGCGCCCTCGAGATTGCCGACGACCTGCGGGTGCAGCAGGCCTGCATCGCGCTGCGCGACCTGATCGCAGACCTTGCCGCCGCCCGAGGGGGCGAGGTGCCGACGCTGGCCGTCACCTTTCTGATGACGTCGGCGCATGACTGTGAGGCCGCCTGGCTTGTGTTCGGCGATCCAGATCAGGACATCCTTGACGAGCTGGCCGACGCGCTGCGCGATCCCGACAACGATGACGTCCGGGCGCTGCCAAAGCGGCAAAGGGACCACTGATGCGCGCCGCCTTCTGGCTGGTCTGCCGCAGCCCCGCCGCGGGGCGGCGATGACATGGTGCTACGTCCCGGAAACGGATTGTCCCTCTGCTCGGGCGGCGGAGGCTTGTGTATGGGCCTCGGTCTTGCCGAGCCGGGCTTTCACACCCGATGCTTTGTCGAATGGGAAGCCTATCCCCGATCTGTCCTCATCGCCGCACAGCGTGCCGGAACCCTCGCCCCCGCCCCGATCTGGGATGATGTCACCACCTTTGACGGACGGCCCCTGCGCGGCGCAATCGACACCGTGCTTGCCGGATACCCCTGCCAGCCGTTCAGCATGGCAGGGCAGCGCAAGGGGGCAGACGACGAGCGGCACCTGTGGCCCGACGTTGCCCGCATCATCCGGCAGGTCGAACCTGAATGGGTCTTTCTCGAAAACGTCCCCGGTCACGTCACCCTTGGCCTTGAAACCGTGCTGCGAGAGTTATGGGACATGGGTTGGACGCCTGCGGTTGGCCTATTCTCGGCGTCTGAAGTCGGCGCATCGCACGAACGGCTCAGGCTGTTCATTGTGGCCCACCGCAGTCGCTCAGGACGACAACAAGACGCTGGAGGGCCACTTGGCGATGAAGCGCCGAATGGGCGAGAGGGACGGCAGCGGCGCGCACCGAACAGCGGTGACGAGCCTGCAAGTCTTGGCGCAAAGCTGGCCAACCCCCATGGCGGGCACCCCGGCGCAGAACGGGAACAGCGCGGCGGGAAACTCGGATTTCAGCCGGAAGGCCGAGGCGCTGGCGGCGGGGCTTTGGACCACACCCCAGGCCCACGATGTGCGGATGCGCGGATCGGGCCAGACCAGCGGGGCGACCGGATCGAACGCGGGCAACCGCTGTCTGGCGACGGATGCCGCCCAATGGCAGACGCCGGTAGCGGACGACGCGGCGGATCGGGCGGTGGGCAAGATCAACAGCCGGGGCGAACCGAAACTGTCGGGGCAGGCGCATCTGTGGGGAACGCCCCGGGCGTCGGACGCGGAAAAGGGCGGGCCGAACCAGTCGTTCGGGGCGGGGGGCACGCCCCTGCCGTCACAGGCGGCGCAGTGGCCGACGCCAGCAGCGCGGGATCACAAGGGGGGATCGGAGGCCAGCGTCACACGGGTGAATGGCAAATCCCGGCTGGACCTTCTGGATCATCGCGCCGAACAGGGCTTTTCCCACCCGGCCCATCTGACGCCGCCACTTGGGCCGACGCTCTCGCAACTGCGCCCGATCTGGCGCCCGCTGCGGGCCTTGCTGATTGCCTCGCATGGGCGGGACGTCTGGCGCAGGCTCTGGAAGGGCCGGACCAAGCGGCGGCTGAACCCCGTCTTCGAAGAATGGCTGATGGGCTGGCCACCCGGCCACGCGCTGTGCGCCTGCTCGGCAACGGAGTGGTTCCACTGGCAGCAGCGCATGCGTGGCGCACTCTCGCGGCTGCCCACGGCCTCGGGCCCGTGGATCTGGAAGCCGCCTGCCGTGATGACACCGGCCCTGCAGGGGAGTTTGTTTGATGCTTGATCTGATCTGCCTCTTCGCCCTCTGCCTGACCGGCGCGGTGGCCGTCGACGGCGACACCCTGAAACTGGACGGCCAGCGCTATCGCCTCTGGGGCATCGACGCGCCCGAGGTGGGCGAGCCGGGTGCGGCACAGGCCAGGGCGGCGCTGGCCGACCTGATCGAGGGGCAGCGGCTGGTCTGCGACCACCTCGACACCGACCGCTACGCCCGCCCGGTGATCCGCTGCACCCTGCCCTGGGGCGCGGACCCGGCCTGCGAGCTGGGGTCCAAGGACGCGGCGATCCACATGCAAGGCATCTGGATCGTGGAAATCGCTGAACTTGACGCTATCGGCCGTGCCGAGGTGTCGCGCATCAAGGCATTCCTGACCCGAACTACTGATCGCTTCCGGCCGCCCTATGGCCGCTATACCGTCGAGGTGCCGCGCCAATGCGTCTTCGCTGGCACGGTCAACCCCGACACCTATCTGCGCGACGAGACCGGCAACCGCCGCTTCTGGCCGCTCCGCTGCGGCACCATCGACATCGCGGCTCTGGCCCGCGACCGCGACCAGCTCTGGGCCGAGGCTGTCCATCGTTTCCGCGAAGGCGCGATCTGGTGGATCGACGATGCGGATCTGCTGGCAGAGGCCCGAACCGAACAAGAATCCCGGTATCAGGGTGACGCATGGGACGCGCGCATCGACAGATGGCTCACCCACGACACGCGCAGCGTCAATCGCGGCCACGCGGGGTATGAGGATTGGCAGGAAGAAGAGATCGAGCGGGTCGATCCGATCCGCGACCTCTTTGATGGCGGCCCGGATGGCGGCGGCGAGAACGACAACACGGCCATGATGTTCTTCCTGAAGGACCGGGTCGAGGTTCTGCGCGAAGCGGTCAATCCGGACGCCGGTGTCATCCTCGCCCACCACACCCGCAAGGCGGCCAAGCATCAGGTCAAGGACGATCCCTTCCTCTCCCTCTCCGGCGCCAGTGCGCTGCGTGGCTTTTACACCTCCGGTCTTCTCATGCACCGGCCCGACGAGGACAGCACCCAGCGTCGCCTGGAAATCGAGTTGCGCAACGGCCCCGCGCTGCCCGGCAAGCTGATCGACAAGGTCGCGGGTCGCTGGGTCGAACTGAACCCGATGAATGAGCGGCTGGTGCGCAAGGAGGTCGGGGCCAAGTTCGACGCAGAACGGCTGCGCAAGCATGATGTCATCCTCGGCATGTTGCTCGATGAGGCGGCGGGCGAGCGGCTCTACACCGCCATGCAATTCGCCGAGACCTTCGAAAATCGCGGCGGTCTGGGCAGCAAGCACACCATCCGCGAACGCCTCTCTGTGCTCGCCACCAAGGGCTTCGTGAAGTTCCTTCGCGACCCTTCGGGCTTAGGCTACCCCGTCACCCGGTCCCGGTTCGGCTATCTCTGCGTGGAAGGCATGCAGTTCGGTTTACCGGTCGAGGAGGTCGATCCGACCACTGGCGAAGTCACCACGGAGGTCCGTCCGGTCCTGCCCAGCCACTTCAAATGCCCGCAGTCCGGGCTCAGCCTTCAGGTCGAAAATCCGGCTGTCTGGGTCTACCAGGACGGGTCCGAGGACGACCTAACTCATATGAGTGAGGCCTGACTCATATGACAGCGCCAACTGTGCACTCAATGAATTCAACGGGTTACGCGCAAATAAGAGTTAGGTCCCTAACTCATGCCCGAAGACTTCATGAAGTCTTATTCCACAACAAAATCAACGTGTTGACTCGGATCGAACAGTTAGGTGCTGAACCCCCATACTACGTATGGGATGGCCCCACCCCCGGGTGGGCCACTCATCCCATGCGTAAGGGCCTGGCGCGCGGGCCGCCCTGACAGGTCCCCCATCCTCCGATCCGACGATGGCGGCCCGTACCGCCAAGCACATGACCGCCGTCGTCTTCCACCAGGACCAGCCCCCTCCAAGAAAGGAGAGCCATCATGGCTGCGACGACTCTGATCCCCAAATCCGACAGCGCAAGGTTTGAATTGCTGCCCGTCACCAGTTCTAGCCACCGCTGCATCCTCGCCCTCGATCTGGGCACCACCACCGGCTGGGCCCTGCGCAGCCACGACGGTCTGATCACCAGCGGCACGGCGAGCTTCCGTCCCGGCCGCTTCGACGGGGGCGGCATGCGCTATCTGCGCTTCACCAACTGGCTGGGCGAGTTGGACCGGCTGACTGGGCCCATCGCAGCCATCTGGTTCGAAGAGGTCCGCCGCCATGTCGCGACCGATGCCGCCCATGTCTATGGCGGGCTGAAGGCCACGTTGACCGCTTGGGCCGAACTGCGGGGCGTGCCCTACGAGGGCGTTCCGGTCGGCACGATCAAGCGCCACGCCACCGGCAAGGGCAATGCCGACAAGGACGCGATGATCGCCGCTGCCCGTGCTCGTGGCTTCAGCCCCGCCGACGACAACGAAGCCGATGCCATCGCGCTTCTGCTCTGGGTCATCGCAACGAACGGGGGTGTCGCATGAGGTGGCATCCCCACGGCTATGGCGGCCAGCGTCGCGACCCCGACCAAGTCAAGCGCGAGGGCTGGCACGAACAGGGCGTGTTGGCGGTGTCCGTCGACGACCCCCGACTGACTTGGCCCGAACGCGAACTGGTCCGCCAACTGGGCGACAAACTCTATGGCCAGCGCTCCGATAGCCGGGAGGCCGCAAATGGGTGACTGGACGCCAGCCACGGTAGACGCGCGGCTTGAAAGCGCTGCCGACGTGTTCCGCATGCTGCCCGAGGTCAAGCCGCAGGGCTACTTCAACGCCTGGCCCGAGTACTTCCACAGTTTCGCAGACAAGGTCGGACAACAGCCGCAGATGCGGCGGCCAAGGCCCAGCCCACGCGAGATCACCCAAGCCGAGGAGACATTGCTTTGGCTGCGTTGGCTCGAACCCGGCGACGCACGCCTGCTCTGGCTCCGGGCGAACCGCACGCAATGGAAGTCGATCTGCTGGGAACTCGGCATCAGCCGCGCAACGGCGAACCGGCGTTGGCAGTATGCGATCGCGGTGATCGTGTGGCGGCTGAACGGTAAGACAGTGCCTAGGAAGCGGTCGATGGACTTCGTGGTCAAGAGAATAGGTTGAGACCAGACGTTCGCTGTGGCAAGGACCAACGAGCGGGTCGCGGACAAAGCATTGGTTCGCTGCGGATGCACCGGAGCCGGGTTTGCCCTAGGATAATGGAGGTGCCCGGCACAGGCCTCGGGGCCACGTCGCCCGTAGCATTCCTGCCCTAGTGTAAAGCTTTGTTGAAGCATCGCTACCGCCAAGATGGACAGGAGTCACATCCTGGCTACAATAACTGAAAAAATGGAGGCGTCAAAAATGGCTAAGAGCGGACGTACAGAAGAACTAATATTCACAATAGGTTACGAAAAATCCACGATTGAGGAGTTCATCAGCCGCTTGGCCGATGCAGAAATCGAGTTACTGGTGGACGTGCGCGAATTGCCCTTATCGCGCAAGAAAGGCTTCTCAAAGAATGGACTCAACGCCGCTGTCAGAGAAGTGGGCATAGATTACTTGCACGTGAAGGCACTGGGCGACCCCAAGCCTGGAAGGGAAGCTGCACGCGCCGGCAATCATGACCTATTTTTAGAGATTTTCACGCAGCATATGGAAGGCCAAGACGCGCAAACAGCTCTGACCGAGCTTGCTGATACTGTTAAGGGTAAACGGGTCTGTCTGACCTGTTTCGAGCGCCACCATGATGGCTGTCATCGTAAGATCGTCGCGGAGCGCCTATCCGCGCTCGTAGGCGCACCGATTATGCATATCGCTGTGGGCTGAACTTTGAGCGGCTGGCAAGACCCTGTTGAAGTCTGTGTGATCGTCAAGGCTGCTCCCGAGACAGGGCAGACCCACGGCGAAACAGTTTGCGTTGCCGGTATCGACGTATACGGGAACTGGCACCGCCTTTATCCGATGGCGGTTGCCGCGTGACCGGGGCCGAGTTCAGCGCGGCCCGCAACCTTCTCGGCCTCACGCAACCGCAGCTTGCCGCCCTCTTCGGGCGCAAGAAACGGCAGGTGCAGTATTGGGAAAGCAAAGCACCCGACGAATTGGCAGCGCGATACATGGCCGCGCTGCTGGCAGGGTATCGACCCGCCGACTGGCCGATCCCGCCGCAGGCCCCGTGATCAGCGCCCTATGCGGGCGATGCCAGCGCGCGGCGGATTGCGGCTGCGACGGCCACTTGCAGGGCCGCCAATTCGTGCAGCGTCATCTGTTTTTCCAGAACCAGCCGCCCGGCGTCGAACACGCGCAGCAGGCCGGGGTCGGTCAGGATGATCACAAAAGCTGCTCCTGCACCGGCTTTGGTGCCGGGGTGGCGATGAACAGGTCGGGCTGGCGCGCGGCCTGTTCGACGCGGGCGCAGGCGATGTCGAAGTATCCGGGGTCGAGTTCGATCCCGGTGCCCATCCGGCCCCGGCGCTGGCAGGCGACAAGAGTGGTGCCGCTGCCCATGAAGGGGTCGAGGATGGTCTTGGCGTCGGGAAGGAAGCCGAGGCACCACTTCATAAGAGAAATCGGTTTCTGTGTTGGATGCTGTCTTGGCACCCCTTTCTCGGAGGCTTTTGAGTATCCACTCCACAGGTGAGAAAAGATGCGGTCTGCCCGACGTGGTCCGGACATCCATCCAATCTCGACGTCCGATTGATCGTTAAACCCGACGCCGTCGCGCTTATCCCAGACCAACCATCGCCCCCCCCCCCCCGCAATCGGAAGGCGCGAAGCAAAGTGGTTTGCACCCCAGAGAATGCACTGTCCCCTTACCCACGGGGCCGGGTCGAACGGCGCGTCATCCCCCAAGATCGGGCGCTCGTTGTGCCGCGATGCGTGAGGCCCCTTCTCCGCACCATGACGATAGTTGATTCCATAAGGCGGGTCCGTCACCACCGCATCAAACCGCCCCAGCCCCGGCATCACCTGCAGGCAGTCGCCCAGGATCAGCCGCTGCCCGCCGATCCGCTCTTCCCGGATGATCATGCCCGCCACCGCCCTTCGTCGGCTTGGGTCACGAGGGACCGCTTGCCATTGGGATAGGCCACCACGTGCGCGCGCCGCCAGCTTGACGGACCCACGTTATAGCCCTGATCCAGCGCGCCGGTGATGCCCGCCACGAACACGCCGTCGGCAATCTCGGGCGCGTGCTTGTCGCCCATCGTGACCTTGCTGGCCATGCGGGTCAGCGCCAGCGCCGAACCTTTCGTGCCGTTCGGCCCGAGGTGCCCGTGCATTCCGCATTCGATCCCGCCGCTGTCCTGGCAGATCACGAACGACCCGCCGATCGGCACAAAATCGATCCCGTCAAGGTCGGCGTGATCCGCGCTCTTCAAGGCCCACCGCAGCAGGTTGAACTGCACCACCCCCTGCAGTTCCGCCTCCAGAACGGCAAGGTTCATCCGGTGCCAGTAGGCGACGTTTTCGATGTCGCATCGGTTTGCATCGCGCCGCGTCCACTGCAGCAGGCGGTCGTCGTGATTGCTTTCGACCATCACCGACCGGCAGAAATCACGCTGGGTTTCCCGCAGGAACCGCGCCGCGCCCACCACTTGCGCCTCGACCCCCGAAAGGCCGCGATGGACCATCCGGGCGCGGTGCAGGGGATCCCCTTCGACGTGGCGCGACCAGGCGGCAAAGTCGATCAGGTCGTGGAAGAACTGGTATTCCGGCTTCAGGGTTTCCAGCATTCCGCCCGCGCCCCACAGGGCTGCGTGAATCTCGTCCGGAACGGATGGCAGGTGAATGTCGCCCCAGGTCACCGCCTTGACGCGGTGCCCGCGGGTGATGATGCCCTTGGACACCCGCGCATCCAGGTCCTGAAACGACCCGTCGGCGGCGGCATGAATCTGGCGGCACCAGGACGTGCCGGTATTGTCCACCTCCACTATCGTGGCCCCCAGGACGTGGTGAAACTCGGCCTTCAGGCCCGCCTTTTTCTCGATGTAGTTTGGCACGGTGACAGCACCGGTCGTCATCATCGACGGCGCCGGAGTGCCGGGCTTTTGCGGCACCGTCTGATAGGCCAGCTTGGCGTGGGGAAACACCGCATCGCGCCCGCGCGAATAGGTGACCAGCCCGGACAGCGGGCGCACGGCCGTGGGCAGCGTGTTCATCTCGGCGCAGAACAGCACGGGGCCGCAATCGACCGGGTCAAACCGCAGGTGCGTCCGCAGCTCGGGGCGATAGGTGTTGGCAAGGGTCATCCGGTCGGTGTGGCGGACCTGCTGATAGGTGAAGCCCGCCACCATGATGTCGGCCCCGATGGTGCGGGCGTAAGCCTGCAGGTTTGCCCAGAAGCCGGGATGCACGTCCGTGTCGTCCTGCGCTGCCGTCAGTATCCAGCGGTAGATGCGCCCCGCGCGCATCTTGGCAGGGGCGATTCCGGGCTTGGCGAACAGCGCCGCATCGGGCATGAAGGGGGCGGGCAGGCCTTTGGCCAGCAGGGCTGACTGGCGGCGGATGAAATCGGTTGCGGTGTTGTCGGTTTCGGGGTAGCCCAGTTCACGCAGACGCCGCGCGGCCTCCCGCACCGAAGACCCCTTGCCACCAAGGCTGGCGCGAAACGGGTTGAACCCGTCTCGCATCGCGGCCTCGATGGTATCCTTCAGCCTTTGCGCGCGGGCATCCTTGATCGGCGGGGCGGGCATTATCTCGCCCAGATGAAGGCGAAATAGGCGGCAGCGGCTAAGTGGGCTTCAAGGTTCAGCCCAAGCCCAAGGCTCATTTCGCGCACCCGGCGTCAACCAGGACAATCAGCCTCGCTCCGGCGCGCACCGCGTCATCGTCCGGCGACACGGCCAGCACCTCCGCCAGATCGGCCCGCGCATCGCGGGAACCGGCGCAGATGGCGTCACCGCTTGTCGGGGTCACGGGTGCGCAGGAGGTCGCGAGTATCATCGACATTGTCAGGCAGATCAGCGTCCGCATTTTGCATCCTCTTGGTTGTGTTGATATGCCCGCGCAGGGTGTCGTTCTGGCCCTGCACAGCGCGGTTGCGTGATCCGGCCAGCCAGGCCCCGACAATGGCGGCAAGCCCCGCCATCGCCCAGCCAAGCCAGTCGGGCATCATGGCTACGATGGCGGACCAGATCATTCCTTCATGCCCTGGTCGATCAGCCGCCCGACGATCAAGGCAATTGCCATGCCGCTGACGATCCACGGTTCCCACCCGTCAGGCACCATCGCCTTGATATCCGTAGGCAGTTGCGCCCAGGCAGGCGGCAGGACGGCGATCAGCGCGCCGATTTGCACCGACAGCCAGCGCCAAGAGTTTTTCCAGTTCGAGACGGGTTTCATTTTTTGCCTCCAAGCCATTTGAGAAATGCCAGCAGCGCGGTGATGAGCGCCGCCCGCCAATCGCTGCGCGGGTCGCCGTTGGGGATGGTGGTGTCTTTGGCGGCAGGATCGTGCCCGGCGCTGTCGTCAACGAGAGTTGGTGCTAGCAGAGCCGGATCGGGCGCGGGTTGCGGCGCAGCAGGGGTTTCACCCCAGCCGCTGACAGCAAGCGCCGCAGCAAACTGCCGGTGAAACAGTGCCACCTCAGCGTCCGACCCATCCTGCCCGTTCACGATCCGGCGCGGGTTGAAATCGGGCGCGGCGTCCAGCGCGGCAGGAAAATTGAAGTCGGCAAGCTTGATCGGAGTGCCGTTTTTTCTTTTGCGGAACAGCCCATCCCGCATCCCGCGCACCGCGACGTGCGCCGAGATATGCGGGATAAGCGCGTCATCCTTGTGGACGATCCCGAACCTGGCGTAGTTTTCCGGGTGCGTCAGTCCGATTTGCCCCCGGCCAAAGTATCCCTCCCGCCAATAGGGGGCCTTCACCCACGGCAATTTCCCCCTAGCATAGGCCCGGTCCAAGCGCCTGATCACTTCCGCGTCGGACGGGTTCTTGTCCCGGTGCGATGCCATCACGGTTTCCTTGATCGGAGCCATAATGCCGCCGGTTTCTCGCCGCACCTGTGCCAGCACGTTGGCCATGTGGTGCAACGGCAGACCGGCCCCGGCATCGAGCAGCGCCGACATGCCGATGACCTGATCGCTGTTCAGTTTGCCGCCGAACGCAGGGCGAATGGCGTCGAAAAAATTCTTTTGGTTCATGGCGCAGCTCCTGTTACCTGTGCGATTACCCACTTCCAGAACAACACCAGAAACCCCGTCGCGCCGGTCAGCAGAAAACCAAGAACCATCACGGCCCCGCCGATCCGCGAGCGGAGGTGTTCCATTGCGTCGAGCCGCGACAGCATAAGCGTGCGATCCTCCTTGGCTTCGGTATGATCCCGTTCATATCGTTCCAAGAATGCCTGCAATGTTGCGTGCAGAGCGTCGATCTGGTTTCCTTCCCCCCGGGTCATTTCATGCGCCTCGTGTTTTCAGTTATCAGGGCGGTTGTCATGCGAAGGTCAGCGCCGCGCCCGTGTGGCTCTCCACGACCCAGACGGTTGACGTGCCGCCGACGATGCACCGCAGCGTCAGACTGGTGTTGTTCGGGATGGTCAGACTGCCGCCCGTTCCAACTGTCGTCGCGGATTCCCCGCACTTGATCTGTTGGCTCACGTTCTGCGTGATGCGGATAGTGAATGTCGAATTGACCGTAACCCGGATCACGTCGCCAAGCGCCGCCGTCGCCGGAAGCAACATGTCGCGGTTAGCGGAGAAGGCTGCAATCACATCGTCGCCCGGCACGAGTGTCGTGACGGCGTTCAGATCGCCCACCCACGGGTTGCCCAGCACGCTGGCATCCGGGCAAGCCCAGGCAAGGCTCGTGCCCGTCAGGTTCAACGCCTGCGCGTCCGACGCCCGCAGAATGCGCGCGTGTTTGCCGTTGCCCGACACGTCGCGCACCGCCCGGCCAGAGCGGCCCCGGAAGTCCCACCAGAAGTCGGGGTTGGTTCCCGCTGGCGCATCCGCCGCGACCACCGCACGGATTTGAGCGTCGGTCAGGCGGGACCGCCACGCCATGGCGCTGTAGCAGGTCTGCGCGTTGGCAGTTGTCGCGCTGCGGATCGAAAAATCGGTGCCGGTGCCCGACCATGTTCCCAGCAGATCGCCGGTTCCGAGGGTGCTGTCAAACACCAGTCCTTCGATATGCTCGCCGTTCCACAGCCAATCCACGCGGGCATTGGCAACATCGGTGCGCAGGGTCAGAACGCCGGTCTGGCCCGCCAGAATGATGCGGAAGTAGTTCCACCGATAGGTCAGGGTGGCCCCCGAACCGTTCGTCAAGACCAATCGGATGCTGTCGATCACCTGCAAAATCGCAAGGCTTCCCGCAAGTGATGAGGCTGTGCCGCCGTCGCTACTGATGACCGCATAACCTACATCACCGGGCGCGACCGTGATCCCGACGCTGATCGTCACGTCGCCCGTCCCGACCGCACCGCCCATCGCGCCCAGCCCGACAAGGATTTCCCCGAGGCTGTTGTCCCATTTCAGGCCGCGATCCCGTGCGACCGGGCGCGTCTGGATCGCCGTCAGCGCCGCCCCCACATCGCGGCCCAGCACCCGCAGCGTCCGAAAATCGCCGCGCTGTGCGGAAATATCCCGGCCCTCCTTCAGGCTCGGAATATCTTCAAGCCCAAATTGCCTGAACCAAAGCCAAGCAGCCGTAACCATTCCCGCCGAGTTAACGTGCGTGTCACCGTTACCGGCGGTCAAGCCCAACCCTTCGATATTTGTTTCGAAGTCGCCGAAGAAATCTTCCAGCGCAATCAGGCCGTCGTTGTATTTCAGTGCGATGTTGACTGTTGCCTTGTTCCACTCAACCTGACCGGCTTGGTTGCTCACCGGCTCATAGCCTTGGACCCAAACATGGTCGGTGCGCGGCATTGCCGACTGCCAGAGCGCACGATCCGCCTCCAGATCGGCTGTCGCCGTTGCTACCGTCTCCTCGGCTTCCGCATCAAACACGAACACAAATCGCGTGTCGGGCACGCCAACAATGCGACCGAGTTCGCCAAGGTCCGATGCCGAAAGTGCCGCAAAGTCCGTCAGTGTTCTGCTGCCGCGCGCAATCGACCAGTTCAGGTAGCCGGGTGCCTGATCGTTGCGGATCACGGCCAGCGGCACTTGCACAGTCCCGCTGGTGGATCGGATGCGGTATTGCCAGTCAAACCGCGCCTCATGCGTCAGTTTGACAAAGCTGTATTTCGTGCTGCCGACCGAGGTATCGGCAACAGTGGCAGCCGTCACCCAAGCCGCGTCATGGCGGCGCTTCCGCTCGACCACGGCCGCGCCCGCCTGGCGCAGCCAAGCGACGATGAAGGTGTCAAACGTCATTTCCTGCGGCGCGAGTCCGTGGTTCAGCGGACGCTCGACGCCTAGTGCGCGCGTCGATAGCAGTTCGAATCTCACACTCTCGCCAGACGGAACGGACCAGTGCGTTGACCACGGAAAGTCGTCATAGGTCAGATCATCTGTTACCAGGGATGCACCGGCTGACAACGTGACACTTGCTGATTGCGAATAGGAGTTAGCGTTGGACGACCCCGCCTGCAGGACAATTCCGCCGAAGCCCAGCTTGCGCCAGAACAACTTGCAAAACACGGTTTCCAGCCGCTGCCCCAGGCTGTCGCCGTAAAACACGGCAATGTAGTGCTTTGCCTTGATCGTCGCGGGGCCGCTGGTGACTGTTTGAGCCCGATCCACCGTCGCTGTGGTGGTTGCGGGGGAATCGACGGCGGTAATGACGGCTTCCTCGCCGCTGTCCCACAGGATACGCATTCCGACGTAGAGGTTTGACAGAACGCTCGTCGTGGCCGTTACGGTCGTGCCGCTCTGGCTGGCGGTCAAGCCAATCGGCAGCAGATCGACATTGCTCGCGCCCGCATTCCCCACAATGTCGTCCGACCACTTGGAGAGGGTGTTCATTGTATTGCGCAGGTATCCGGTCGCACCATCGCGGGCGGCGATGGTGGTGCGGGTTTGGTCGCCCAAAGTGCGGACGAACACAAACGCGCCCGCCGTGACCGTGTAGAGCGTCCGCTGCCCGGAAAGCGTTTCATCGACCAGCACCTGTGCGAAGGTGCCATTCGACAGCCCGGAAAGCGCGGCATTCGCGTCAGCCCTGGTCTTGTAAATCGGCGCTCCCAACGACTCTTCCGCCGCAGAGAGAGCAGCCACGGAGATATCGGCCGCCTCTTCGGCAGCGGCTTCCGAAAGAGCGGCAGCGGCAGCCGACGCTGCGCCTTCGCCCGCCCAGGTCTTGGCCGACTTCGTGCCCGTGGCGCCGGGGGCGGTATCGCTTTCCGCCCAAGATTGGGCAAGGTTGCGCGCTGCGATTGCATCCGCCAGAGCGATCGGCGTGATCTCCGTCGCGTTGCCGACGATCATGCCGCTGACCGCCCCGGGCGCATCGCTGCGCACCTGCACCAGGCTGCCGAACCCGCGCATCCGGCCTTCCGCAGCACTCCACCAGGTCACCTGCATGTCATAGAGCAGCCCGCGACCGCCGGTGTCGACCCCCCAGAGGCTCAGCGCAAAATCCCCCTCGGAGTCCAGCGTTGCCGCAACAGACACCGGGGCCACCATCTGGGCCCCCTCGATGTCATAGCTGGTCAGGGTGAACGTCACCCGGCCATTGGCGGGCTGCGATCCGTCCGGGGCAAGCACCGGCCCGGTGACTGCGACAAGTGTAAGCGCCATGAGATAACCCCGTTATATGATGGTGATGGTGGACGGACCGGACGGCGGGCCCGCGATGCCGCTGGCATTGATCGGCTCGGCCCAATAGCTGTAGGTGCCCGGCGCCAGCCCCGCGTCGGTCCACAGGTCGGCAATCCCCGACGCGCCGTATTCGATGCGCACCACCCCCGCGTCGTCAAACGTGGTGGTCGGCCCGCGAAAGATGCGGGCGGCGTAATAGACCGGATCGTTCGGCGCGGTGAAAGTCACCTCGCCACCGCCGCCCGTTGCCGCAGCAGCAAATGCGACCAGCGCGGCAGGCGCGGTGGAGTTGGCCACTGCCGTCACCGTCACGATGTCCGACCAGTCCGCCGACATCCGCCCCGAGGCTGCGCGGCTTCGCACCTGCGCGTCATAGGCGGCCCCGTCCAGCAGCCCGGTGGCCAGATACGACGCGGACTTCGCCCCGATCGTCCCCTCCTGCCAGTCTACCATCCCGGCGGCGATCGACCGCAAGCGGAACACCTGCCGCAGCGCGGCATCGGCAGGCGCGGTCCAGGACCATTCGATCTGCGCCACCCCGCCGGTGCCCGCAACCGCAGCGCCGGACAGTCCG